ATCATAATTAATTTTAATAATACCTTTTCTAAATTTTTCATAAACAATTACGAAAGTTTCAATAATTTTAGTAAATAGTGACAAAAATATTACAAAAATTCTAATAATTATAATTAATAATAATGTTTATTTTATATATAAAAAAGTATAACATAAAAACTATAAAAATATAATTTAAATTACAATTCTAAAGATAATATATCTAGTTAAAAATATCAATTGATATAATAAAAAATTTAAAATTCTTCGGTTTTAGCAACATGAGTACCAAGGAGACCTAAGGCTTCATAGATATCATCGGGCATAATGGTTTTTGTTGCATGTTGTTCATTGACAATCAAAACAGTGGAGAGTATTCGATCTAGTTCCATACCGATGAGATTACGAATAGGATTTACACAATCATCGGACATACTTTTAACGCCAGCTCTACGTGCGAGTCTTGTGATGGCAGGTTTAGTAAAACCTTTGTCAGTAATATTATCTTGAGTTGTTTCTGGAGTAGACATTTTTATGGTAAAAATATATTTTTAAATAATATTTATTAATATAATATAATGATAAAATATAAGAGAAAAATATAAAAATATTTAAAAAAACATGACAGCTAATAAAAATTATGTCAGTAGAACAAAATTCAGAAAATTTAAATAATCTAGATACAAAACATAAAAAAAAGAAATTTAGATTTTATGACTCATATATACCCAAAATATTAAAACAATCTTTTGATAATAACGGAATAACGTCAGATGCACGACAACAACTTAATAGTATTTTAATTATTTTCTCTAAACAAATCGCAAATCTTGCTCATGAACTAACTTTAATCGCTGGTAAAAAAACGATTTCAGTTAAAGAAATCAATGGTGCTGTTATGATATACATAACTGGTGAACTACAAAATCATGCAATAACTGAAGGTAAAAAAGCAGTTGAAGAATTTAATAAAAATATTAATAACAAAGGATCATCAAGACAAACCAAAGCTGGTATATTATTTCCACCATCTGTTGTAGAGAAATTTTTAAGAAAATTTGATACATCTATGATTATGGTAACTCATGGTGCTCCAGTATTTTTAGCCGCTGTGTTAGAATACATATGTCTTGAAATTATTGAATTATCTGCTATTCTTGCAAAGGAAGATAAAAGAATACGTATTACAGTTTCTGATTTAGAATCAGCAATTAAAAGTGATGTTGAATTGAGTAAATTACTTACAAACAATAACATTAAATTTCTTGGTGGAGCAGTTGAACAATATATTCATCCTAATTTAATATCAAATAAAATGGGTAAACAAGTTAAAAGAGTAATAAAAACAGCAACAAATGAAGAAAAAGTTATAAAATATAAAGCAGGAAGTATTGCGATTAAGGATATAAAGAAATATCAAAAAATGGGTAATACATTAATATTTGCGAAACAGCCATTTGAAAAATTTGTTAGACAAATAATTTCTGAATATAAGGATAATGTGAAAATATCTAAGGTAGTATTTTCAATTATTCAATATGTAATAGAAGATTATTTAGTTAATTTCTTGATTTCCGCAAATGCAGCTGCAATTCATGCTGGTAGGGTTAAATTAATGGCTATAGATATTGATTTTATACATACTCAAAAACAAAACAAAAAAAATATAGCTGATAATAAAATATATAATTTATTTGAAATGTTGGAAAATAAACAAAAAAAGGATGATACAAATGTGGAATCTGATGAATTAGAATCAGAAGAATCAGAATCTGAAAAAACTAATGATAATTCTACAGATGTGTATAATTTTAACAGTGATAAAATTAGTGAACAAGATATTATTACAACCAATCAAAAATCTAAAGATCATTTTTTTCTAGGATCTCAACAAAAACATGTTACTGTTGATGATGATTTTGATCAATTAGAAGAAGAAACACAATACACCAAAATTTTACCAAATGTTCCAGAAAATAGTGAAATAGTAATTGGTTCTTAAAATAAATATTAATTATTTTTGATAATAAATTATCAGTAGTAAATTTTATTAAATTTTTAATAAAATTTAATAATTAGATTTTATTTATTAAATATGTCAAATAATTCTGAATCAGAAAAAATGAATATAACGATTACATTAGAATCAATACATCAATTAGAATCTACTGATGAAATAATTGATAATATTAACACAATATTACCTGAATGGATTGTTAATTGCGCTAACAAATTTGCACAAGAATATGATAAATTAAATGATAACTGGGACGAATTATGTAATAAAGTAAAAACCGAAAAAAGAAAAATCTTAATTGTACAATATTTACCACTTGAAGATAAAACTGATAATGATAAATATATTAATTCTGTTGCCAATATGTTAACTTCTAAAGGTTTCTTATTAAGACGTTCTGTTGAAGTTTTTAAATGTCCTCGCACCAATAATGCTCTATTAACACAACAAATGTATGATTATTTTAAAAAACATAACAATATCATGCCTTCAGAATGGTGCGCAGAATCATCTGCAGATGATTCTGCAGATGATTCTGCAGATTTATAAATATTTATTTGTTTTTAATCTACCTTTATAAACAATAAAACAAATAAATTTACAAAAGAAGTTCTTTCTCTTCGCTATTTTTATCTGATTCACAACTAGAACCAGATGAATTCAAAATATCATAACTAATTTCTTGATCTGAAACTCTTGATTGTAATTCAACATAACAACTTCTACAAAGTGCCAAATAAGACTCAGTACCACCAATTAAAATTTTATCTATCTTATTAATAGTACAACCTGTAAAATGTGCTGGAGTTATTTTAGAATTAATAGAACAATTGTGACAATAAGAATGTAATTTACTAATATCTTCACAAATAGGTAACATTTCATGTATTTCACCAAAATGATTTCTATCAGAATCTGCATTCAAACCAGCTATTATTATTTTTTTATGATATTTTTCAGATAATATCAAGCAAGTCGATTTAAGATCTGGTATTAATTGTGCTTCGTCGATTCCAAAAACATCATATGAATCGTAATATTCTAGAATTTCAATTAAAGATTCTTTTATAAGAATCGAATCAATTCCATTTATATTTGTAATCGTTTTATTATGAGTAGAAAAATCTTCTACTGATCTGTTATCTTTATCAGAATTCACATAAACACATTTTAGACCGGTTGATTTTAATGTGTTTAATCGTCTGATAAGTTCAGTTGTTTTACCAGCATACATTGGCCCAATAATTAAATCGATTGAAGAAAAATTTTCATGGTGTTGCATTATTATTTTTTAAAAAATATTTATTTGTTATTAAATATTTTTCATTTTTATGAAATATTATGATTTTCCAAATGTTTTTTTGTTAACAATAGATTTTCTACAAAATTATCACTCCACACATAACTATGTGTTTTTAATTTCTTCTCAGCATTATATAACGTTATATATTCACAAATTTTTTTATAAATAATTTTTAAAGTTGTCTTATCCATTATCATCATAATATAATCATATTCATAATTAGCTATCAACTCATTATTATAATATTTAGCAATATTTTTAGGTATTTTTAATTCTTCACAATTATCAAAATATTTAATATCCTTGAATGTATCAAGAATCATTTTATTTTTACCTATAATATCAAAAATCTTAAAATTAAATTCCGAAAATAATTTATAAAGATTTTCTAAATTACTTATATCCAACGTATCATTTACATAACTATGAATCGGTACATACGATTCATAAGACACAATTTTAATAATCTTTTTCTTATATGAGTTATAATTATCATTAAAAAAACATATCAATTTCTCTACACAATTTTGATATAATATCTTTATATCTTGTCCCTGATAATATTCTGGATCACCACTTAATATACTTATTCCCAAATTATAATTGTACAATAAATTGTTATATAAATTTTGATGTATTTTTATATATTGAAGTACATTAATACGATCCGGCAACGTTATATCATTATTCAAAAACAATATGAATTTATTAATTATATTTTCTATAATATTTATACTATAATCACCTTTTGATGGAAAAATTACATCAACATTTGTAAAATTATATTGCACCATATGTTGATTTGTTATATATAAATCTGTATCTTGTATATCTAATAAAATAAAATTAATAAAAGTAGATATACTCTTTTTACCTAAACTACCTTTATCCGAATTAATTATATTATCATATTTCTTAGCATTATTGGTAAATTGTTTAATATCTTTCAATGTTTTGAATTTTTCAAAATGTGTGTAACTCGTTTCCGATATAAAATTACAAAATTTAAAAAATTTACTAAAATTTTTACTATTAATTTGTTGATTATACGTAATTATATTAGCAGTCGATATAATCATTGTTATAACATCTTGTAAAGGTACTGCTTGTTGATTATATCTATAATAACAATCAGATATAATTATATTAGCTTTTCCGAAATCTAATATAACCGGACGTATTTTCGTTTTTATTTGTAATAATTTTCCAAAATACTCAAAATTATATATCTGATCTTTTTCAAATATTTCCAACATTATATTCCATGGAAACATATCATTATGAATAAATCCATATTGTTCATATGCCAAATTTAATGATAAACCCAATTGTAAAACTATATTATAAAAATCTTCAAAATTAAATTGTTTCGATTTTAACCAATCAGAAAATAATACACCAGAAATATTTTCTAACAAGATACTATATTTATCAACTGATCCGACGGATTCTGAATTTGTTTTATAGTTAAATAAACGAACAGTTGTACAAAAGTTATTGCATTTATTTAATAATTTATTAATTTGAGTACCAATATAATATGAATGTAATAATTCTGGCAATTTCGTTTCTTCAGTAACATGTTTTATTAAAAACTTTTTATCAAAATAAGAAAATTTACAAGTAAATAATTCAAATTTTTCATTTTGATAAACCGGTATAACATCATTTAATTGTTGCATAATTTCTTGATTAGTAAATGTATTCAACACATTAATAATACCATCCATAATATTATGATCAACATTTAATTTTTTGATAACATTCTTTGCATTATCCAATAAATCTTGCTTAAATGTTACATTAGACATCTTTGTAATCTTAATCATATCATACAAATATTCTGATTGATTATTATTTTTATATAAAACTGGATTACCTGTTATTATGTTGACATTCACCATGATCCATTGTAAATAATCTAATATTCCATCTTTTGTCAGATATTTATTATAAAATTCTAAAGCATTTTCAGCAATCT